TAGGAACATCACAAGAAGTGCTCCAATTAGCACGAAGATTAAAAGACAATATGATTTGTACATATCCGACCTGGAAACATCTAACAAGCGTCTTAATGGTAAACTTAATCAGATGAAAAAAACAATAACAATAGACCCAGAGGAAGCAGGCGACCCATTTAGTGCAATAGGAAGTATCATAGATCAGATAGCTCCACAACTACCGGCATCAATTAGACCCTTACTAAAGAATAAAAAGGCAGTTGAATTTGTAAGTAATTATGTACAACAAAACCCTGATGCAGTTAAATCAATTGTCGAAAAGTTTACTGCCAAAGCCAAAGGCAACAATGCTGAATCCAAGACAGAACAAGATACTCAATCCTTGTAAAACTTGCGAAGACACAGAAACCGGAATTCCCTGTGGCAAAGTTTTTACAAATGATATTGGAGCCAGTGGAAAAGAACAATTCTTTTTATCAGATTGTCCGACCTGTAAAGGTGAAAAGTTCTTATACGAATAACATAATTTTGTATTATGGTCATTACAAGTTTAATTAAAAATATTTTACCAATTGCCGTTGCTGGTTTAGGATTAGCCTTTCTTTATAATGTTGTAGCAAAACCTGGTAGTGCATCAGCATCTGCCGGAGCATTAGGTGAAACATTACAAGCATTAGGGGGGGGTTTAGGTTCAGTAGGAGCCGGAGCACAGTCATTTTTAACGGGAATTGGAAGTGGATCAGCTAAATTATTAGATCCATTATTCTCATTGAAAACTTTAGTTTATGGTGATAATACCCAACAAATTGTAAGACGAGAAAATCAGTTAACAGAAAGTAATACCACATTAAATGATCCAGTGGTTAATGCAGCTTCAACACAAATTGCAGTTAGTCCGGATCCGGCATCTCAAACAATAGGACCACAGGTATCAGAGCAACAGCAAATAATACCAGCAAGACAAAGTACACCAACAAGAAGCACTTCAAATGTTTTTGCAGATAGTCCAAAAGATCCAACTAGCGTTAATTATCAAGGCACGTCACAGGATAGAGTAGCTGATTTAATTCAAAGAGGTTATGGTAATGATGTCATTCAACAATGGGGTGGAGCTCCAGTTGGAAGTTTAGAATATATTTTCAATACAGGTGAGGAACCGGAAAATCCATCAGCAATTAATTCAGTGGGTGGAAACAGTCCGGTATTAACTAATGTTGGAACAATTTATCAAGGCCCAGTTTATTCTAATTATGCTAACCCAAATTACTAGGAATAAATATAATAAGCAGTAAATTGATTTGATGCTATATGGTTAAAAAGAAACGTTCAGCAAAACAAAAAGCAAACGACAAAAGATTAGGTCGTATGGCTAAAGCCAGGGCAAAAATTAGAACAGGAGTTAAAAACCGAGTATCAAAAGCCCAAGTAAAACGTACTGTAAATAGAGTTAATAGAAAAAGGAACACTAGAAAAGCATTTAAAAGAGTTAAACGAAGATCCAGTGTGAAGTCTATGAAATCAATGTTAGGTTCTAGCACTTTGAAAAAGGTCGCATTAGGTGTAGGTGGAGGCGTACTCGCTGGCACTCTATTATCTTATGTGGCTCCAAACTCTTCATTCGCAAAATTTGCAGCACCAGCAGGTGCTTATGCACTTGGAGGAATTGAAGGAGTTATCGGTCAACTTGCTTTAGGAATGGTCACAGCACCAACCGGATCTAATACCAACGTAGCTCCACGAATGGAGGCATTATAATGGGAGTTCCTATTATGAGGCAATACACACTCGCAGCTCCAGCGGCTATCAACACTTTTGCATTAGCAACAGATGATGTAACAGGTTTATCCGTTCAACAATTGAACAAAGATAACGCCATCATTGACTATGTAAACGCAGTTAATCCAGCCGGTGCAGCTCAATTCCAAACAAGGTTATTTATCAATAACTTAGAAGCAGGCCCAACATTTTTCTCTAGCAACTCAAACAGTGCTAGTGCAGGAAGAACCGTTCCAGGCCCTTTGCCAATATCTGTTCAAGGTAACAGTGGTGGTAAACAACTAAGTTATTCATCAGCACAAACCATTTTGGGTGGTGGTCTTGCCGCATATCAATTCATCGTTAAGTATGCAAATCTATTCTAGGAGTTTGTCAATTTGGCAACGATTATCCAAGGTTTTGAAGTTCTTACTAAGCCGAAGGATACATCAATAGAATCATTTCCCATTTTTATTACCGTAGCTGCTGGTGCAGGTCAAACCACTGTTACATTTCCAACCCAGTTCAATGCTATTGCTATTGCACTTCAAATTGAAAACCAAGACGGAGCTAATGCAGCTAGTTACAGAATTAACAGCTCAACTAATCCATTGATCAATTTGCCTGCTTCAAACTTTAGAAGTTTTTCAGATATGAATATTGTTTCTGTAACTGTAGTGCCAGGAGCTGCCGGCCCATGTATTATATCCGGTCAAATGGCAGCTTTACCAAAACCTACTTTGCCTGAATTGGGAGCTCTATAATGGGATTTTCGGGAGGCGGAGGTTCAACGGGTATTGGAAATCACGTCCATTCAAATGCCACAGGTGAAGGAGGAGCTTTATCAAATACATCAACTCTATTAGGCACTTTGAATCTTTCTAGTAGGATAATAATAGGGGTTTAGAATGAAAATAAACGGAACTATTGAACACCCAAGATGGTATGATATACATTGTTGTTGTGGAGTTACAACAGAAGATAAACACCCAATCAAGGAATGTCTTCATTGTAAATTTGAACAAGCTGAGAGTAGTCTTCCTAAAGAAGATTTTAAAGTTGATTGTTCTATATATGATGAAAAGACCGGAGAGATTTTAGAAAAGAAAAGTAGAACAGTTACAGAAGTTACGATATTCCGAGGCAGTAAATTTGAAGACGTTATAGGGTGGTTTTACTAATGGCAGTAGATGATGTAGTAAGTCAAATTAATGCAACCGGCGGAGCTAGCCCTTATGAGTTTAGACCAGCTGCTGGAGTATCTATTGCAGTAACATCTTTTGGAGGGTATCCACATTTTTGCGGTTTAGTTTCAACAGCTTTACCAGTTGCAGGTAATACATACAAAATGTTTCTTAATCATGCAGCAACTAATATGAGCAGTTCAAAAATACTGATAACAAATGATATTTGGTTAGTGATGGAAAACCCTGCCGGAGTTATAACAGGTTTTACAGGAATACAAATAAAATAAACAGTTTTAACAGTATGCACTTATATTTTAAATAGAAGTCTTCGCAGATTTCAAAAAAAACGGTAGGAGGCACTGATAACCCTCCATACCTATTGATTTTTCCATGGTATTTGACAGAAACAACACTTTGCATAACCTTGTTCAGTGCAACAACTAATCAAGAAGACGTGTTTTCTTGAATAGTTCTTACTACTCTTTCGACATAGGCCCTGTCGAATCATGCTTCTATTGTTTCCTGGCATTTTGGGCATTTATCAAAGATGTCTAAATCTTTAGATAGAATTATTCCACATTTACCACAGAAATTTTTTTCCATTTGGTAAGTAACGGATCTAATCCTCGCCATATTGCATTAATACCTTTTTCATAAGTTCCTTGGTTTCTGGATCGTTTAGCATGGTTTCAAAACACGCATCACAATAACACAATTCATCAAAGCAAATACAATATGCTTTTCGTGTGCATCTGGAACAAATTTTGTTCTTGTATGTCATTGTTATTGTCTAAAGTTTCTTTTTCATAAACCTTGTGGTCGATTCTGCATAAAAAAAAACTTACGTTTTTATTCATCTTCATTTCCATAATGGTAACGAATGACACTGGAGTGTCCTTCGTAGTCGATTCTGTATGAAAAAAAACTTTTTTCTAAGTCCTTCTGTGGTAATTAGGTTCAGATTATAGCTAGTGGAAATGAAGGTGTGTGGGTGTGTTTTAGGCGTAATACAAGCAATTTAATAGTAAGATATAACCAAATAGTATGTGTTTGAGCAATTCATACCCTATCTTATCATGGTTAGCATTGTATTTGGTGGCATCTGTGCCATTGTTACTACTAGGAACATCACAAGAAGTGCTCCAATTAGCACGAAGATTAAAAGACAATATGATTTGTACATATCCGACCTGGAAACATCTAACAAGCGTCTTAATGGTAAACTTAATCAGATGAAAAAAACAATA